AGGTCGCGAACCAACTCGCCCTTGCCAAGTGCCGCCTCGTATGGCAACACGCCAATCCGTCAACCTATGATGCCGGACTCGCCGACTGGTTCGTGTCCCGACACTACGCGGCTGGCGTCGGACCGGACTGGATTTACTCTTTGGTCTACTGCTGGTCCGGTAGCGACCTGAATCCGCGAATGGTGAGTGGGGATACACTCGGTGGATACCACGCAAGAGGCCTCGTCGATACCCTCTGGTCAACGCACCGGGGGAACCGCGCGTCGGTAGCCGTGACCCTCGAAGCACGAGGGCTCGAGTGGAATGAGCAGGTCCTCCACGACCCTTACGTGGCGACGCGGCTGCACCTGATCGAGTGGATTGCCTACCGTGACCCTACAAGCGAATGGCGCACCGCGCGGAAGGTGTTCCTGCCAGGAGCACCGGACGGGGCGCGCGCCTACCGCGAACAGACTCGACGGTGGGAACCGAGGCTGGCGAAGGCGAAGACATGGATCACGCGGGCATACCGCGAGGGGAGACTTCCGTGAGCGGATACACCGACGCCGTGAACAAGCTGCGAGAGGCTGCGCTGGACGCGCACGTTGCTGCAGCCCAGACTAGGAGGCGCATTCACGACTATTGGGTCCAAGGGTACGGGATAGACACCTGCTGCCTGAACGAACTCCTGGAGAAGACGCTGCAGGTTGTGCGCTCCGTCGAGGACGTGATAGGGGAGGCCGCTCCGAGCCCCTGCCCATCGAAGACGAAGGAGGAGCCGCTCGCCGAGGGCCTGACCTTCGACTTCGGGGTTGGGCCCGTTCCGGCCCACCAGCACCCGCACGGGGGCGGGTGGGTAGCGGAGACGGCCTTCGTCGGCACAACGGCCTTCGTCGGGCCGGAAGCCTGTGTCTATGGGATGGCCCGTGTGCACGGGAATGCCCGCATCACAGGGAGGGCCAGGGTCTTTGATCGAGCCCAAGTCTCGGGGAGCGCCCGTGTTTCCGGCGATGTCCAGGTATCCGGCTGGGCTCTGATCTACGGGGATGCCGAGGTGTTCGGGAACGCAAGCATCGGCCAGTACGCGAGAGTCTTCGGGAACGCCAGGGTTTCCGGGAATGCAAGCATCGGCCAGTACGCGCTGGTCTTTGAGGATGCCGAGGTGTCCGGGCAGGCTTGTGTCCGAGGGCGGGCCAACAGCTACGGTAAGGCCCGTGTCTACGGGGGTGCCCAAGTTTCCGATTACGCCAGGGTCTTTGATGGCGGGCATGTCTTCGGCAGCGCCGTGATCTCGGGCACAGCCCAAGTGTCGGGAGATGCCTGCGTCTTCGGGGATGCCCGAGTCGGAGGTAGCGTATCGGTCGGAGGGAAGACCCAGGTTTACCAGGGGAGACTGCCATGAGCGAGACGCTATGGAGCGCTGCCGTGAAACTGGGCGAGAAGCATTGCCCATATCGGGAACGGAAGGATGACGGCCAGGACGTATCGTATACCGAGGACTGCAATCGGATGGACTGGTGCTACGGGTTTGCGTTCGGTTTCCTCGGGGTTCCCGAGGACTGTGTGGGGGCCGAGATTGGCTCGCGTTGTTTCTGGCAGGGGTATGATGCGGGCGAGCAGTCTCATGTGCAGGTGCACCAGGAAAAGGAGATGCCGACATGAGCACTGACCTGCTTGAGTTGGATGCCGAACTGACGTGGGAGGACCGCCTGCGCCGGTGGGGCCGGAGGGTGTGGGCGGCAGTGCTTGGGCGAGGATGCCCGGGCTGCGAGTCGCTGGAGCGGAAGACCACCGAGCTACGGAGGCAGCTTGCCGAGGAACGCGAGAAGTCGGCCTGCCAGGCGGACTCCGAGGCAGAGCACTCGGCACAGCCCGTAACAGACGCGGACCTCGCTGCCGCGTTCGGCACCATGCTTACAGGGCAGCAGCCGAGGTATGCCTTGCAGCCGCGCGTGGTGGACCTCCGCCTCTTGGATGATGCGCTGACGGCTCCCGTTGCAGACACGGCAACGGAGGGACCTTGGCAGAAAGCGGAACCCCAGCACCCTCCGTCCGGCCCGACGAGCCCGCCCCCTGCGCTGTACCGGACGCCCGGCTGTTCGTGCCGGTGCCACGAAACGCCAGAGGAGCCCTCCGGCCCGCTGCCTTACGCCGAAGTCGCGCGGATGTGGCCCAACCCCTGCAAGGGTCCGTTGCCCGAAGCAACGGTGGCGATGGCAAAGCGCATGGCGCATGAACGTCCGGGGGGGGGTCTGTCTTCTGGAGGATGAATCCCCTGATCCAGTCGGCGGGTGATGTGCGAATGGCAGAGATCGCCGCCGAGAGGGCGGCGGGAGGAGAGGTGCCCAATGCCGAGGATTGACGTTGAGTTCGAGGCGGTTTGCGCGAAGTGCGGGGGGCCAATGGGCAGCAACGTGGACATGAGATCGGACCTCAACCCTTGGATGCCACAAATCATGATTGAGCCCTGCGAGAAGTGCCTCTCCGAGGCCAACAACGAGGGCTATAAAGACGGCTACAACCGTGGATGCGAGATGGCTGCGGGAGGTGCGGAGTGAGCAGCACCCCGATTGACGGGAAGATCATCCAAGAGAGAGTGTTCCCCGACGCCGGAATGCCGGGCTGGTGCTGGGATGTCATGGTGCGGAGGCCGGATGGTGAGGTGCAGAGATGGACCCCCATGAAGTCCTATGCCACCATCGACACTGCGCGGAACGTGCTGGCCCGCTGGCGGAAGTCGCGCCGGACGAGGGGCATGGTGCAGATGGACCGAAGACGGGTGAAGGAGGGCTGACCGATGTGCAAGCGCCACGGACTGACGGATGAGGAGTTCGCGCAGTGGGTGCAGGACGAGGCCGATGGCCTGCGGGCGTTCGTGGGGATACTGAGCGCCCTGGCGCTGGTGTTGTTCGTCGTGGGCATCGCGGTCGCGACCATCCTGCTGGTGGTGAGGTGATATGGTGGATACGCACTTGCTGCCTTCGGCCAAGGAAGTCGTGGTGCCGGTCACCGTCAGGGCGTCTCTCGTCGGCCGGACCGTGTTGGTACGAGTGAGCGCACCAAAAACGCAGGTAGACTGCTGGGTGGCGGTGGATGCCTACTCGCCGGAGACGTTGTACGCTGTCCTGGAGGGTGTTCTGCGAGGGCTGGGGTACTCGGAGAACGACATCGATTGTGTGTTGCGTGCGTGCTCGACGGGCTTGCCGATCCACCATCCACGCTACTACCAGCTAGAGACGGGCGGGGAGCGGGTTTCGTCGTGGGCGGATGGGGCTTGACACGCCTTGTGGGTTGTGGTAGTGTGGGGCGTCACTCGAACAGGAGGGTGGACATGCAGTTGACAGATACGCAGCGGGTCTGTCTCGACCGTCTGGTTCAGCAACACTGGGATGCCATACGCTGGCGAGTGCGATGCCGGGCATCGCTGCGGGGCTTGGACCCCGACGAGGTGTTGGGGGAGACGTTGTCGTGGGTGGCTCGGTACTTCAGCACGTTTGATCCTCGGCGTGGGTCGTTTCTCACCTGGGTAGGTCGGGTTGTCGAGAGTGTGACCATCTCGATGCTGCGGGCAATACGCGCCCGTGGGCGGTGCTTCTCGCTGCCTCAGCGGCTGGCAGGGGCGGGCAGCGCGCCAGCGCGGTTGGAGTTGATGCAGGCGGCGGGCGCCACGAGGGCGCTGCCGGGACGGGTGCGCGCGGCGGTGGGTCTCACTGGGTTGGGGTACACGCGGGGGGAGGTGGGTCGGGTGTTTGGGGTGTCACGCCAAAGTGTGCATCTGTGGCTGCGCCAAGCGCGCCAGCTGATGGTGGAGGGGGCCGTATGACTCCTGCGCTCTCTGCGGTGATTGGGACGAACGCTGAGCTGTTGCCGTCCACGTTGGAGATTCACGCCCCTGAGGGTTGGGTGGCGGACGTGACGTGGGGGGATGGTGTGTTCTGGCGAGGGGTGGACCTGTCGCGTTGGCGTCCAGTCGGCAGCGACCTCGCGCCTCGGAACGGGTGTCACGTAGTCGCCGACTTTCGGTGCTTGCCCTACGCTGACGGTTCGGTCCCGGTTGTCATCTTTGACCCCCCGTACATGCACGGGGGCGACACGGTCAAGGCCTCCATCAACTGCCGCTACCGGAACGCCTCGACCGACCACTCTCACGCGGCCGTGGTGGAGCGGTACATGGTCGGGCTGGTCGAGGCGAAGCGGGTGCTGCGCCGCCGTGGGGTATTGCTGGTCAAGTGCCAAGACGAGACGGTTGGGGGCAAGCAGCAGTGGTCGCACGTGGAGGTGCTTCAGATACTGGAACTGCTGGACTTCGAGGTGGTCGACCTGCGTGTGTTGGTGCAAACGACGCAGCCGTGCATGAGGCACGACTACCAGAAGACCTCCAGGAAGAACCACAGCTACCTCTGGGTGGCGCGAAAGCGAGGGCGCTCGGATGCTTGACCTGCACTTCATCGCGGACCACATTGGGAGTCCTCCTCTGCGGGCGCTGACGCGTCGCTTGTTGGACGAAGCGGACCCACAGTTCTGGGTGGCGCCGGCGAGCAGCACGGGCAAGTACCACCCGGAGTACGACTGTGGGGTGATGGGCCTCGTTCGCCACACCGGGGTGGTGGCGGTGAGTGCGGTGGACGCACTCCGCCGTTACTACGGAACGGGCGAGGTGCCGAGAGACATGGTGGACGTGGTGCTGTGCGCGGGCCTGCTGCACGATCTCTGCAAGAACGGCTACCCCGAGTGGGGCCCTTACACTCGACGCGACCACCCCCGCATCGGATCGGAGCGGGTCTGGGCGGAGCGCCCGTCGTTGGGGGAGAGCGCCGCGGCAGCCCGTTTGCTAGAGGGGGCCTGCTACGCGATCCGCTGGCACTACGGTGCGTGGACGGCCGACGCGCCGCGGTCCCCGTTGTACTTCGCGGCGGCCGCGCAGATGGGAGGGGTGGAGGCGGGTTCAGGGGGGCCCGAGATCGCGGCGCTGTGTCTGCAGGAAGCTGACTACTACAGCTCCCGTCGCTACTTGGGGGTCCCCGACCGGCAGCGGATGGTTGCAGTGTTGGAGCCGTACCGTGAAGTGTGATTCAGAGGAGGGTCGCGATGCGGACAGTGCAGGTACGCACACACAGCAGTGAGCACTGGGTGGTGGTTGGGAGACCCACACCAACCTCGGTGGAGGTTGTGTTGGCGCTGGCGAACGGCAAGCCCAGCGAGCGTAGCCCGCGCTTTGAAGCGTGCGGCGTCTGCTTTGCGGGGGACCCCACTGCGGCCGACGAACGGCAACGAAGGCCCGGGTTCTGCGCGCCAGCGGTGGTGATGGGGCGCTGCAGTTGGTGTGGGTTTGTGCACAGGCAGTCTGACGCCCAGCGGTACGACGCCGTGACTTCTGATGGAAAGGCCGCGAAGGCTGAGCGTGAGGCGTCGGTTGCTTAGCTTGGGCGGTGGGTGGGTACCTTCCTGTTGGTGGCTCTTATGCAGATCGTAGTTGACCACAACGGTTCTCCTCGGCGGTGTGAGGTAGGCGACGAGTGGCGAGGGTGTTGGGCCCGTATCCTAGCGAGCGGGTTCTGTGTGCGTACCCGTGCGCTGCCTCGTCGCTCGCTGCGGGTGAGTGTGTGTTCAGGGTCGACGGAGGTGGTGGGGGCGACGCTGCGTCGGGGGGACGCTGTTCGGGCGTGTGTCGAGTCGTTGCTGGGGATCATGGAAGATGGGGGCCACCTTGGAGACGACACCTAATCTGCTACTGGCGGACCTCAACGGGACGTTGATCCCAGACCAAGTAGCTTGCTCGGAGTGGGAGTTCCTGCCGTGGGTGGCGGAGGCGGTGGAGGAGCTGGGGGCGCTGGGGTGGGGGTTGGCGATCGTTACCAACCAGCCGGAGGACTTGTGGCCGGATGGTTGCTCGGCTGCGGACGTGGCGCGCTGGGTGGGTGGCGTGGCGCAGGTGTGTGCGGAGTTGCTCAGAGGGGATGTCTCTGTCTATGTCTGTGGTCATCGCCGCGATGAGGGGTGCAACTGCCGCAAGCCCAAAGCCGCGTTGCTGTGGGACGCGATCAAGACGGTTGGGGTGTGCTCGGAGATGGTGTGGATGGTGGGGGATCAGTGGAGTGACGTGCAGGCGGGGTGGACAGTGGGGGTGAAGACGTGTGCGGTGGGGCGCTTTGGGTACCGCCAGCAGGGGCGAACGCCCGTGCCGGCAGTGGGTCTTGCACTGCCCGACTTGTGGGTGCCCGACTTTCGAGCGGCCGTCAGAGTCATCACTAGCGGGGTGCTGGGCTAAGTGGAGTTGAGACACAAGCCTGAGACGTTTCCGGCGAACACGGCACGGGTCGTGACACCGTGTGGCAAGGTCTATGTGATCCTGGGCCGCGACCCCGATGGTCTGCTGGACGTGCGGCTGGTCTTCGGGAAGGCGGGGGGCTGCGTGGCCACGTGGGCGGAGGCGGTGAGCCGGCTTGCGTCGTTGATGTTGAGGGCGGGCTTTACGAAGCACGAGATCGCGGATGAGTTGAAGGGGCTGGCGTGCCAGCAGGGGGACAACGTCCGCGAGCATGTAGCGTCTACGTGTTTACACCAGATCGCGGAGGTCCTTGAAGGTGCAAGCACAGGACCTGATTCGGACGGGGCCGCTGCCGCCGGTGACAGCGGGGTGTAGGGTGGCGAATGAGCTGCTCGCTCGGGTGGAGGCGTCGACCGCACCGACCTACCTGATGGGTGTCAAGGACGCGGCGCAGCTCGTTGGGGTCAGCGACCTGTGGTTCATGCTGTGGCAGGCGCGGACGTTTACGACTGCCCGCACGCGGGTGGACTTGCGTGACTTGTGGTCGGTGCTCCGCTGGGCGACACGGGCGCAGTTGCGGTGCTTCGACTTGGTGCGGACGGCGCCGCGGGCCGTGTCGGAGGATGGCGTGGAGTTCTTCGATCTGATAGACGTGCTGGAGGATAACGGGTGGACAGTACCAACACGCTTGCGCGCAGCCTAGCCGAAGAGGCGCTGGCCCCGTTCCTGGGGAACGATCCTCGGCTTGTGCAGGAAGTCGCGCGACTGGTGGGCTATGAAGGGTACACCGTCGCAGAGGCCGCTGAGCAGCTGGGGGTGGACGCAGACTCGGCTCTGGCGACGTTGGCTGGACATGGTGGCTTTCAGGCGTTGGTGGATTCCTACCAAGGCGCGGCGACGCGAGAGATGGCGGCCAAGGTGGGCGCGCGTCTGCGTGAGCGAGTGCAGGCGGCCGGGGACGGCATCCCAGAGATCGCCGAAGGCGAGGCGCGAGCGATGCGGGCGGTCCAGGCTCTGCACAAGGAGCTGAAGGCCGGGGAGCGCGAGCGGACGCGACAGCGGGAGAAGTCGGAGGCCAGACGGGAGCGCCAACAGAAACTCGCGGTGTCGACCCATAGGGTGAACGTCACGGTGGAAGACGTGGAGGGCGAGTTCTCACTGGAAGGAGCGGCGCCGGCTCCACCTCCGGTTGCTGCGGAGCAGGAGGTGTAGGGTGGTCTACGAGCGGCTACGAGAGGTTGCGGCGGCGAAGGGTGGAGCGTTCGCTTGTCCGAGGTCCCACGCGAAGGTCACAGACGGGCAGGACCACTTCCCGTTGGACACCATCGGCCGAGCTCGAAACGCGCTGGCACGAGTGGCGCAGTACGACGCGAAGCCCGTCTGGTGGTCGGGGAGTTTGCCGGAGTTGGTGGCGCACGTCAAGCGGATGGTCAAGCGGGCGTACCCCAGCATCGCGGTGACGGAGTAGGCGGACTCAGATGCAGCAGGAACTCATTGACCCCGAGGGCTCGTTGGTGGTCCCTGGGCCGTGGGGGGACGTGCAGCTGGCGCACCCCAGGTGGACGCCGAACACTTGGTACGCGTTGGACGAGGTGACCCAGCGGCACGTCTATATGTGCCACGCCAGCTTGCCGTACTTCTTCCACCACATTGTGCTGCCGCAGGAGTCGGAAGCGGAAAGCAAGCCCTGGCCTGAGGTGCTGCCCGCGTTCATGGCGAACGCGCTGTTCACCGCGCAGGCGATGACCCCGCACGCTTCCGCGTTGGTCGCCGCGGGTCGCTTGGCCAGCCTGCTGCCAGAGTACCAGCTGTGCTACCTGGAGCCGATGGGCCACTTCAAGACGACGATGTTTGCGGTGGGACTGCCGTTGTGGCTCATCGCGCGTGACCCCAGTGTCGTCATCCTCATGGCCAGTCCGAAGGTTGACTTTGCCAGCGATCGTGTAGGGCGTGTGGTTGGTCACATCGAGGCCAACGAGCGCTTCATCGAAATGTTCGGCTACCTCCGTCCAGACAAGCCGCTGCCCGGTGACAGCTGGACGACCGAGAAGGCCACGGTGGAGCGGCCGAAGCGGAGAGCCAACCCCACCCTGCGTGCGTTTGGGCTGACCTCGGACGTGGTCGGGGTCCGGGCGGACGTGGCGATTGTTGACGATGCCGTAACCAAACTCAATATTACCACCGAGAAGTCCAGGTTCGAGGTCTTCGACTTCATCACGAACACGGTGCACGCTCGGCTTGACGCCGACAACCGGGTGATGTTCGTCATCGGGACCAGCTACCACGCAGACGATGCCTACCAGCGCATCGAGGCGTTGGCGCAGAGCACGGGCACCTGGAGGTTTGTGCGTAAGCCGGCGGTGCTGAACACCGACGAGGTGCCGTGGCCCCCTCCGCCTCCCGATGGTCGGACGGAGTGGCGAGCGGGGGACGAAGCCAGGATGGACTTCAGCCGCACGAAGGTGCTGTGGCCGGAGTTCTGGTCGGCGCCCAAGTTGTTTATCGACTGGTTGAAGTCGCCCAACGCGTTCTGGGCGGAGCGCCAGAACCAGCCCCTCGATCCTTCTTCGCGGCTGTTCCCGCTGGAGGTGCTGCGCGATCGCTGCCGCGCGGATGGACAAGCGGCGTCGGACGGCTCGTTCCGCCCGCGGCTGCGGAGGTGGTCGTTGGGGGTGGGGCGCCCGACGAGCGCTGTGCACTGGCTGTGGCAGCAGTACGCGGATCAAGGCTTCGACTTGACAGGCGCGCAGGTGCTCCTGTCTGTGGACGCGACAGCTGGCGGGACGGGGAAGCGAGTGGAGCGGCGGGACTACAACGTGCTGGAGCTGTGGGTGCTGTTCCCTGATGGGCGTCGGGTGTTGGTGGCGCTGTGGCGGCGGCAAGGGGACCCCGTTAAGATTCTGAAGCCCACCCTGAAGGAGTGGCTGCACGCGTTCACGCCGGATAAGGTGCTGTTCGAGAGCAACGTGTTCCAGCACTTGGTCGCCACGGACTGGGAGCAGCAGTTCGGCGTGCCGTTCACCAAGCAGCCGATGCCGCCCAACAAGGCAGAGTACCTGCAAGGCATGGCGGATGTGATTGACGCCGGGCTGCTGTACTACGTGGGGGCGGAGTCGGACTGCCGGCAGATGGTCAAGCCGTTTGAGCAGGAGATGGACGAGTACACGCCGGGGGGCAGCCGGGGGTCCCACGACGACACGCTGACTGCTGCGTTGCATGTTCACCTGTACGCTCGCCCGGACGTGCTGACGGTTCGGCGGCCGGCTCGGGTGCGGGCGGTGGACACGTTTGGGGTGGACGCGGACGCCGCGGCGCAGCGTCTGCGCGAGATGAACCCTGTCGAGAAGCTGAGCCTCTTGGAGCGCCGCTTGCGTGAGCTGAAGCAGGCGCTCAACCCTGTGTAGGTTTCCCGCCCCAAACTTGTGATTCTGCTGGTTAGCCTGCAGGAACTGCGGGTAGACTCTCAGTACCGCGCCTATGCAAGGGCATAGGCTGGCACTGACGAGTGTGCCGCTTTGTCTTTGGACGGACCCGGCGGCCACATATTGTGGGTCCATGCCATCGGGGCGAAGAGGCCGCGGAGCCCCCTGCGTTGACAGGGTGTACACCATTGTCTGCTGAACTTGAGGCCATCAACCGGGCTACGGTCCGTGTGCTGGATGTGGGCGCGCTGCCGCCCCCCCAGCTGCGTGAGCTTGCGGGGATGTCGCTGCTTTCCCAGCAGGACGCTGCAACTCGCCAGCTGGCGGACTCGGCCGCGGCGTCGGCGCGCATTGTAACACCTCCCTATGATCCCTCCAAGCTGTTTGTCGCTTACAACTCCGACCCAGACATCGCGGCTGCGGTAGACGCCCTGGCGTGGGCGGTAGTCGGGGGCGGGGTCGTCGTGAAGCCGGCCGACGCCACGGACGCGCTGGGCCCGTCTGGGGCCGAGGACTACCAGCCGATCTCCACTCCGGACTTGAAGCAGCGGGCGCGACTGAAGGCGTTTCTGGACGCGCCGAACTTCGATCTGTCGGTGACCTTCTCCAGTCTCAACTTCGCCTTGATGCGGGACGTGCTAGTGACGGGACAGGCGTACCCAGCGTTTGGTCGGCCTGGGTCTGGCCAGCCGGTGTCCTCCGCCAGCTACCTCTCGTCGGCGTACATGCGGCGGGCGGAGGACCCGAGGCTCTTTTACCGGGTCAGTGGGCAGAAGTACGAGCCGTATCGGTACATCGGTGCGGACGAGGTAGCGGTTTCACAGGGTGTCTCGATCGTGCACGCGGGGCAGAAGTTGGACTTGGACGTGGTGCTGGCTCTCAAGCCGCGTGACCCTCATCGTTCGCCGAATGATGTGGCTGCGTACACGGCTGGCGTGGACGGCCTGAGTGGGTTCGACGTGGGTTGGGTGGATGCCCACGGCGAAGCGGTGGCCGCGGCGACCACTGTAGCGGATGAGCTGGATGTGCAGAGCATCCCGGAGGTTGGGTTCCTGGCGTTCCAGGACCCACTCAATGACTACTACGGCCGCCCCCCGCTGCTGCCGGCGTTGCTGGATCATGTGCTGATTCGTAGCATCGGCCGCTACAACCGGGCGTTTTTCGACAACAACACGGTGCCCCCGCTGGCGATCGTGACGCAGGGCGAGGGGGTCGGCGACGAGGGGATGAAGGTCATCCAGGATACGCTGGCTCGCCGGGGGGCTGGGGCGAGCGCGGCCCACAAGACGCTGCTGTTGGAAGTGGGCCAGGACGTGGACGTGCAGATACACAAGCTGGAATCGGAGCGGCAGCACGAGGGGCACTTCCTGGAGCTGCAGGGCAAGAGCGGGCGGCGCGTCTTCGCGGTGTTGCGGGTGCCGTACAGCTACGTGAACCAGGACGCGGCGAGCAGCGAGGGCGTGCTCAAGGAAGCCGTTCGCATCTTCATGGCTGGGGTGGTCCAGCCGCTGCGCGAGTGGTTGGCGGCCTTTTGGAACCGGGTGCTCCGCGAGCACATGGGCATCACCGACTGGAAGATCGCGTGGCGCCCTGTGGAGGCGGAGGACCTTGCGACCCGCGTGCAGATGTGGGAGCGGCTTTTGCTGCGGGGCGTCATCAGCATCAACGAGGTTCGGCGGGAGCTGGGCCTGCGCGCGCAGAGCGGCGCCGACGACCTCTTCTTGACGATCCAGGGCACGGGCGTGGTCCTCATCGATCTACTGCGGCAGATCGGGCAGCGCACCGTGACCAACGAGCCCAAGGGTGACTTGCTACCGGGCGGTGGGGCGAAGACCCCAGCGCGCGGAGCGTCGCCTGTGTTGACGCCAGGAGGGAGCTAATGGCGCACGACCTGACCATCCCGGTTGAGGTGCAGTTCGCGGACGGCGGAGACGAGAAGTGGAACGTGACGTTGCGGGCGGTGAACTCGCGACGGGCGGTGAAGCCAGAGAAGTCGCCGGATGGGAAGCGCCTGAAGTTCTCCACGAAGGGCCTGGAGAGCATGGTAGGGGGCGGGCCTGTTCGGCTGGTGCTGGGGGACACCCACGCGCAGGCCGATGTCAACGTGCTGCACACAGTGGGCTTCAGCGAGACGCGCCGGGTGGATGGGGAAGACTTGGTGGCAGAGGCGTATCTGCTCAAGACCGACCCGAAGGCGCGGCAGTTGTGGGAGAACGCCCAGGCGGACCCGAACTACCGCGCGATGGTAGGGTGCAGCATCCGGGGCTCGCTGGATGTGGCGAAGGATCAGGTGCGCGCCGGCAGCGACGAGCAAGGCGAGTACGTGGAGTTTGACGGTGGCTGGCGCTGGAAGAACATCATGCTGCTGCCCAGCGACGTGGCGGCCTGGACGGACACGAGCGTGGCGTGGGGCGGCATGGAGCAGGCGGTGGCGGCCGCTGAGGCTGCGCTGCGGGAGGATGTGGAGTCCGAGATCACGCAGGCTGAGCAGGACTTGGCGGCGTCGATTCTCCAGGGGGAGGGCGAGGCTGCGCCAAGCGAAGCGGTGGACTTGCGTGCCTACGTCCTGCAGGATGCCGGCTCTGGCGTGAAGGTGTCACCTGCGACGAGCGGCTACGCGTCCGAGGTGAAGTTCAAGGCGTCGGGCGGGGTGGGGGTTGTTGTCGCCGCCCCGAAGGACGCGCCGTTCCAGAAGGGTTCGACGGTGGTTTGGACGCAGGAAGGCACCCCCGTGAAGATCACGCAGGGGAAGAAGGTGTACACCCTGGTTCGTCCGTATTCCGTGCTGCTTGGGTGGTCGGACACGCAAGCCTCGCCGCTTGCCGCTCAGGCCGCCGTGGAGACCGAAGCGCCGGTCGCCGGCGCCACACCCCAAGGGGAGGAACCTCTCATGGACGAGAAGGAGAAGGCTGGGCTGTTCCAGCGGGCCCTCGCCGCGGTCGCGTCGGTGTTTTCCGGCGATGTTGCGGCGGCCGAGGTAGTTGTGGGAGAGGCAGCCATCGGGTCGACGGTTGCGGCGATGTCCGACGAGGACCGCCAAGCCATCGTTGACGGGCTGTACGAGAAGCTGCGGGCGGACATCAAGCCGGAGGAGCCGGAGGCTGAGGTGGAAGCCGAGCCGACTGTGGAGGCCGAGGCTGAGGCCGAGGTCGAGACGGAGGCTGCAGTGGAGGCCGCGCCGTCCGAGCTGGAGGCGCGGGTCGCGTCGTTGGTCGAGCAGGTGGCCGCACTGGACGCCACAATTGAGAGCCTCAAGGGCACGGTTCCCGTTGTGGGCCAGCATCCGGTTAAGCCCGTCGTGCCGGGCGGGGCGCCGGAAGATAAGGGCACGCCGTTGAGTCAGGTGACGCGCAGCATCTTCGGTCGGTAAGCCCACGCTGCGCGCTGACAACAGGCGCGTCCCAACACACGGCCACCCGGCCGAGTTTAGGAGGGTTCCACGCATGGACCCGGAGCTGCAGGAAGTGGCAGGGACGTACCCTGAGCCGTCTTCGAGCGAGCTGTTCAATCTCGCAACGGGGGATGGTTCTCAGGAGTGGGGTACGGAGCAGGTCAAGACGTTCATTGATCTGGTGTTGGACTACACCGCGAACGGTGTGATGCGGAGGATTCCTCCGGCGAACCGTATCGCGATGGGGTCCACGTCTCTGGACGTGAGTCGTCGGTCGCTGCCGGCGGTGGCCATCCAGTGGGGCTTGGATGACCTGGAGGAGATGGACCCGGCGCAGTACATCGTCCCGTCCTATGACAGCAAGTCTCTCACGGTGTACGCGTGGGAGGCCCACCTCGACATGACGCGGTACGCGCTGATGGATAATCTGCAGGGTCCCGCGGAGGAGCAGAACCTCGTCGCGGCGGCACTGAAGACCATCGCCAACAACTTGGCCGAGTCGGCGTGGAAGTCCGACACCGCTGGTGGGGCTGTGCCTGCCGGTGAGTCGTGGACTACGGACTATGACGGGTGGCGTGTGCTGCTGGGTGAGGGCAACCTCACGGACTACGCCGGTGTGGGCGTGGGTCCCGCGCTGTTCCAGACGCTGATCGAGGCGCTGCCGAAGCCGATGCAGCCGATTGGCGGGGACACCAAGGGCTACAACTTCCTGGTCTCGTACCGCGTGTGGTACGCGTGGTGTCAGTACCTCCAGGAGCGGGCGACTGGGCTCGGCGACATGCAGCTGATCGATGGGAACATCCCAGCGTATCGCGGCATCAAGCTGCTCCCTGAGCCTTACATCCCGGACGACGCCGCGGGCGTGGACAGCCTGTCGGACTCGGAGGACGAGTACACCTATGTGGCGCTGGCGCGTGACGAGGAGTTCTTCCTCGGCTACAAGCCCGAGATGATCTACCATCGGGGCGTCAGGGCTCGCGACGGGAAGGTCGTGCACGCACACTGGGTGGGTCGGCTTGGCATCATGCTGGCGGTTCCTGAGTGGACCTCGCTGGCGGTCAACGTCGATCCTGTGGCGGTGTCCTGAGCGGAGTAACGGCGGGCCCCTGAGGGGGCCCGCCGAACCACAGATCAGAGGAGTACGGCGATGGTTCTGCGTATGCGTGAGGACTCTGTGCTGCCGCGTGGGTATGGGCGGCGTGTCGGCGGGGCCGTATACCGCTGGAAGCAGGGCGAGTCTAAGGCGGTGCCGGATGATGTGGGGGCGGCGCTCAAGGATGCGGTGGTTCAGCGGGGGCGGCATTCCTACCCGATCTTCGGGGCACCCAACAGCGACGTGACCGGCCGGCCGCAGACGTTGGAGGCGCGGTTTGAAGCGGCGCTCGCTGAGCTGGCGGAGTACAAGGCGCGCGTGGACGCGATGCAGGGTGGACAGCGGCCGCAGGAGAGCGTGTGATGAGACCCCGGGTGACCACCACCGGGGCCACCACGTTGACGGTTCGCACAGCGGGAGGGGGCCGGCTTACACTGCGGCGTGGTGAGTGGACCGATGTGGAGTCGGAGACGGACCTGTTCTGGCTCCTGGCCCCCAGGATGGCGAACATCATCGTCCGCACCGATAGCGAGCTGGCTCCGGCATACTATGTGACCACCTCGACCTCGCGGCGGGAGCGGGTGCGAGTTCGGATCGACCAGACGCTGCGGGAGTTTGTGCTGTCTCCGGGTAGCTGGTTGGGGGTGGACCGGGTGGAGTTCCTGCACTTGGTGCGGCGAACCCAAGTGCGGCGGGTGACGCTCCATGAGCAGTTGCAGCGAGAGCCCAACGCGAGGGCGTTGATCCAGCGGCACGGGGGCTGCGGGGACTTGATGTTCCTCACGGCCGCTGTGCGGGCCTTGAGGAAGCAGCACCCAAACGTCAATCTGTCGCTTGCGACAAGCACCGCCACTCGGCCGTTCATGGAAGACACGGGGCTGTTTGAGCAGGTCTACGCCCCATCGGACGTGTACGATGCAGCCCCCTTCGATGTCGACGTAGACTTGCGGTTGTGGGTGGAGGCGCACCCACGTCGTGCTCAGACCAACCGTATGGAGCAGTTCGCGGATGGGCTGGGGGTGTCGTGCGGTGGCGACTACCAGATGGTGTGCCGACCGCACAGCGAGGACGTGCCGGAGTTGGAGGGTGTGGTCCACCCGTTGTGTGTGGACCTCAGCGGGAGCACCTGGACGCGCGGGCCCAGCTTCGGTCATGCGAGGGCGTTGGTACAGGCCGCGGCGAGCGCCGGCTGGACGCCTGTGGGGGTGTTCAACGAGCCGCTTCCGTGGTGGCCTGACGACGTGGGGTTGAACTACAACGGCTGCGACTACCGAACAGCCATCCGTTTGATGAGTCGTAGCGTGGTACTGGCGGTGGACACCGGAACTCTGCACTTGGCCAACGCGTTGGGGCGGCCTTCGGTGGGGCTCTTCGGGCCGGTAGCGGCGAACTTGAGAGTGGTGGGCCAGCCGCACTGCACGGTGCTTGAGAGTCCGAGTCCGTGCCGTAGCTGTCAGTCTCGTGGAGACCGGTGTACCGCGGCGACCAAGGCGAAGTGCTTCGACGCGATTTCGGTGGAGAGCGTAATCGCCGCGTTGGAGTCGAAGCGATGAGCGGCTTGTTCATAGCCTTGGAAGGCATCTGTGGAGCGGGGAAGACCACGCAGGGTACGGCTCTGCGATTGTGGTTGGCTGAGCTGGGGTACGATACAGTGGATGTGCGTGCGGCGGCGGAGGCCACACCCGCCGGGGCGCACTTGCGAAGTCTGGTCGCCTCTGCGGAGATCGCGGGGGCGTTGCCGCCTCTGGCTCGGGCGTTGGCTGTCGCGGCCGACCGGGCGTACATGGTAGACACGATCATCCGCCCAGCGCTGACGCGGGGCGCAGCGGTTGTGGCGGACCGCTATCATCTGACGAACCTTGTGAACCAGGGGATGCTGTGCGGGGTGGGGAGCGTGGCAGTGCAGATGCTGGAGACCGCAGCGAACGGCGGCCTGCTCCCGGACCTGACGGTGGTGTTGGACTGCCCTGGACGCACGGCGTTGCAGCGGCTCTCCGACCCAGACTACTGGGAAGCGAGAGGGACGGCGTTCTTGGAAGAGATGCGTGAGGGCTACCTGGATGCGGTGCGGGCGTGCCCCACGATGTCAGTGATGGTGGTGGACGCCTCACGTTCGAGGGGGCGGGTGCTGCAGGACATTCAAACGCTGGTTCGTCCGCTGCTTGAGGTGCGGTGATGGCGACTCCGAAACTGACACACGCGAGCCAGCTGGTCGACGAGGATGAGACCTACTGCACGCGCGACGCGGTGCTGCAGTTGCTGGCCGGGATCAACCGGGGGACGGTGGTGGGCGGCGGCGACGGCGACCCGCTAGCGAACCTCGGTGACGAGGCGGCCCGCAACGCGCTGATCGATCTCTGGTTGCCCGTGGCGGCTGAGAAGGTGCGGCAGACGGCCAAGCAGGGGTTTGGGTACTACGAGGAGGAGACGCTCTACATCAACGGCGCCGGCACGGACCGGCTGGACCTCAAGGACTTTGGGATACCGGCGAAGCGGATCATCGAGGTCACCGCGCTGGTGGTGGATGACGTGACGGTGTCTGACGATGCCTACTACGTGACGGGCGACGGTTGGCTGATCTACACCGGGGAGCTGACACTCACCGATGCCTACCCGACCTTGCGTCGGGGCGGTCCGCTGTTCCCGCATGGGTTCCTCAATGTGGCGGTGACGATGACCTGGGGGTACGAAGAGGTCCCCGCCAACATCGCCACCGCTGCGGCGTTGTTCGTCTGCGCCTACATCATCCCGTTTGCGGAGGCGTTCGACAGCAACACCGACGACGATCTCGCAGGCGGGGACATCAACATCCAGATGGGCGACATGCGGGTGACGCAGAAGGCGACCGAGAGTCGGTACAGCCGGTTCGTTCGGCACTGCTACACCACGGCTGTGAGTCTGTGCCAGAACCGCGCGCCTCGTGTGAGGGCGGCGCTGGTTGACCCGGAGTTGGCAACCTGATGGGATGGTTCGGCGACCGAAACGCGATGTGCCGCATCTACCGTCCGATCCAGAGGTTGGACGAGGGGCACTCGTTTCGTGCGTCGTCGTTCGAAGCTACGACTGATGAGGATGTCCCATGTCGCCTGATGCCAGTGGACGAGGCCACTCAGTTTGTTGCCGAGACCACGAACGTCGTGCTGGCGAACCTGAGGCTCCCGCGGGGGCAGGATGTCGACCGGGGCTACGCGATTGTCACGTGGAAGCTACGGACGGTTGGCGGCGTGCGCGAGACGGTGACTGCCCGGTTGGCTGCCAGTGCCTCTATCGGGGCCACGTCGTTGACGGTGGACACCTCCGTAGGGTTTGAGCCCGGCGACCAGTGTGTGCTGGACACGGACGGGCAGATGGTGCGGATAGCCAGCGCGGAGGACGATGTGCTGGGGCTGTACGCCGATCAGGCGTTGGAGGTTGCGGCTGCGGAGGACACGCTCGTGGAGTGCAAGACGCTGTGGCTGGCCGAGACGACCGTGCGCCCCCAGGGGTGGCACGGGCCGCTCCAGGTGCGGGTGCGTCAGCAGCCGGGGTGGTGGCCTACATGAGCGACGATCTGGCGGGCGTGCAGTTTCAGACGACCTGGGCGCTGGTGGGCCCGATGAAGGCGTTGAGGGCGCTGGTGCAGGGGCGGGTGCTGCTGAAGTCTGACTACACCGGCGGGCTGACGATCCCAGTGGGGCGCCCCACGAACGAGGTGACCAACGACGGGCTGCAGGGCACTGGGATGTTTCGCGGCAACAGCTTGAACCTCAAACTCGTGGAGCCGTCAGCGGACGGGCTGTCGGTGGACCACGAGGAGGACGTAGAGATCGAAGAGGTGCACGCTTGGCCGCTGAACCTCACGTTGACTGAGCCGGCGTCGCTGGAGTACACCGTGGATCGAGGGGCCTACGTGACGTGGCAGGTGCTGCCGGCGGCAGTGGAGGACTTGAAGGTGGTGCAGCACGACCAGACGCTACCGGCGGCCGACCCTGGGACGCTCAAGTTTCCGGCGGTGTGGTTCAACGCGCCGGAGGTGCGGCACGACCACGATGGCGCCGGCAACTGGTCGTACTACTACATCTGGGAGGGGCACTACTACCGTCTGCGTGTCCCGCATGAGGACTTGGTGGAAGGCTTCGTTACGGACTTCCAGTCGGTGCTCAACCAGATCGAAGAGGACTCCCGCTGCGGCGGAGAGCTGGATGAGTGCTTCGTCCGTGGAGCGAAGAGGTTGGTGCCCCAGGACAGCCCAGGCGGCCCGTTTGACATCGGTCGCTTCGAGGTATGGGGGCGTTTGAGTCGTGTCAACCCGAAGGCCCTGTGGGTCTAGGAGGTACGGACCATGCCTATCCCGACGATGAGCAAGCATACGAGATGGGGCTTCGCCCTACAGTCAGCCTTCGGCACGCCCAACGAGACAGAGGGTGACATCAACTGGATGCCGTATGACGGCAACCTCACGTATGGTCACGCCGGGCAGCTGGAGCTGCTGAACGTCAGCGACGGCCGTGAGTCGCCGAGCGAGGCGACGAGCACCGGGGACTGGGGCGAGGGAGACGTTGGCGGGCCGCTGTACGCGGATGAGACGGCGCTGGAGGACTTGGTCTCGTGGATCGCGGATCGCGACGCCTACAACCAGCCGACCTACGCGTCTGTGTACGTCGTTCGGATGGTTGACGGGGCCTACGAGGTGGAGGGTTGGAGCGATGTGGCGGTGAGGCAGGCCCAGCTGGAGATTCGCACGCGGGAGCCGGTGCACTACACGCTGAGCCTGTTGGGCCGTGAGGAGAACGTGGGGCACGGAGTGTCGGCCCCGGCGATCACCGATCTCGGGGTCCCCTACAACTTCGATGCTGCCTCGGTGCAGACCTCGTGGGCTGGGGGCGCCTACGCCGACGACACGACCTTCAAGACGGCGACCATCGTGCACGACAACATGCTGGAGGATGTGGGTGACGGGTTCACGTGCGCCGGCAGCCTCAGCCCGTCGTACATCTTCGCGCGCGGTGGGTTCCGGGCGACGCTGGACCTGGACCGCAAGTACCTCACGGATGCGTTCTTCACGGAGTACAAGGCGCATCTGCGGAGCGTCGCGTACCGGGAGGGGGAC